GGTTCGAGCCCGCAGCAGTTGCCCCACCTCCGGGATGATACGCCCAGCCCTGAAGTCCGCAGGGAGCGCCAAGCGGGACAACTGCCCGCCCGCCTTCCGGCTTTGACGAAGCGCCGCCTGCCCCGCGTCGATGGCTTCCAGATACCCCTCTTCGCGCATCCGCACCAGCGCCGCCTTGCCCACCTCGTTCGTATAGAGACGGCCATACTTCGCAAGCACCTCGTCCAGCTCGTCGCCCCGCTTCACCAGCTCCACCATTTCCGGCGACATTTGCCCACCGGCTTCATCACCGGAGAACATGGACATCGTAATGTCCGGATTTGCCGGATCGAACGTGCCACGGTTGCCGGTGGCGCGCACGGGATACCCCCACCACTCCCTTTCCTGCACTCGCGCAGCCTTTGCTTGCGTAGGATTAAAGAACGCAAATGCCCGATACCGCCCACGATTCCCCGCATCCGTGTCATAAGCAATAATCCCATCGTGCCCGGCCTGCTTGGCCTCATCAATCATCGGATCACCTGATCGCGGCATAGGGCCATCAATGACCAGCGGGTTTTGAATCGAGAGAAACAGCGGCTTAATCTCCGCTTTGTCGGCAGGATATTGAGCTGCGTAAGATTGCGCCGCGTCCATGTCCTCAACCGCATAATGCGCCCCGGCCTCTGGGTTATCCCTAAACGCATCAAAAACATCTCCACCATGATAAACCACCAACGGCTTGCCCTGCGCGTCCACCACCTTCGAGTCCTTGAACCAGGCTTTGAAGGCGGGAGTTTCGGTTTGGGCCAGGCTGAACGTAGCTTGCCCACCCATCGCCGCAGCCCTGGTGCCGTCCGTCAGTTCCAAGGCGTTTACCGTCGTCGTCCTTGGCGTCTCGACAATTTGAACCCCCAGCTTTTCAGCCAGTGCGTTGCTTCCATCCGCTAGCATCGCATCTTCAAACGTCTCTCCAGCGCCCATAGCGGCCATCACTTGCCCCGCCTGTCGGTCAACGCTGACGTTCCAAAACTGCCATCCTGCCGCCGTCTGATTCCGTCCGCTCCACTTGTCCCGGATGTCCATCAGCCGATTTTCCAACTCCTCAAACGTCATTGATCCCACCACCTTTCTCTCTTGAAAAAGGCCCTCAAGTTCCGCCTTCCCCACCTTCTGCCCCGCCTTCTTCACCGGCGCCAGGCCGTTGACCACGTTGCGGAAGTCCACGTCGTAGAGCTTCGTAAGGCCTTCGCCGCCGACCTTCAAATCCAAGCCGGTATATTCCGCGCTTGGCTTAGATGCCAAATCAGCAACCGCCTTCTTCGCCAGATCCTTGCCGATATGCTCCTCCAACTGTGAAGCCTCCAATCCGCTCGCAACACCAACAAAGCCACGATTCCCCGGACGCTGAATCTGGACCCCGTAACCACCCAGCGAGTCCATTTCTACACGCACACCGCTTACCTGCTTGCTCAGGTCATACCGCTCCGCCTGTTGCTCGCCGGTAGTCCACCCCAGCACGTCAAAGCCGCCATCCACGGCCTTCCGCAGCGCCCACTTGAAACCAATCTCACGCCAGTTCTTTTGAAACAGTTCGGGCATCTTCTCAAACTCCGCCTTTTGCGGCCCCTGAACCTCTTCTAGAAAGAGCATCCGCTTCCCGTCCGCCGTCACCCGCTCATTATAGCGAAGGCGAACAATGGGATTCACGATGTCGTCATACTGTGAATGACCGTCACGCCAGCCCGTTTGTGGTTGCTTCGTTGCGATGATATAATCAATGGCCTGCTCCGATGCACCCCGAGACTTGGGAATCTGAAAGGTTTGCCCCGGCCCGTCGATAATCCAGAACCTCCCATTATCACGGCTCGCGCTTTCTTCATAGTTCACCGTGAGATTTTCCTTGGTATAAAGCGGCCCCTGTGTGTCCGGCACCGTCAGCAGCACCTCCCGGTAACTGCCTTCGATTGCGCCGGGTAGGGTGTAGGTGGAAAACTCAGTATTGTCCCTGCTTGCCGACATTTCCCGCGCCTTCCGCTCATACCCTTGCCGATACTTTTCAGGCAGTTGATTCCAAAACTCTTCAGTCGGCTCCGCAAAGTCCACGCCACGCGCCCGTGCTTCCGGCGTCGCCGCCATTTGCTCATCACGCCACACTTCGAACGCCGTAAATTGCTTCCCCGGCTCCCCCAGCGTCACGTCCGCCACCTTCACCTCGTTCGCCCGCAGGTAATCCAGCACCTCCGCCTTCGTATAGGTCTTGCCGTCTTCCAGATCGTTGACCCCGACCAGCGCAAACTCGTCTTGGTTCACACCCAGCTTCGAGTTTCGAATCGTCGCCTTCCATTGCGCCCCGCTCGCCTTCCCTTGCGTCGATTGCTCCACGGTGCGGACAAGACGCGAGTAGAAGACCGGCGCCGGCGTCAGGCTGAAGGTTTGCGGCATCCCGAGACTTTGCCGATCTACCCTCGAAAAGTAAGGGCTCTTAGCCGACGACCGGATTTGCTGAGGTGAAAACACCGCGTAAACCGTGCTCATCCGCCCCCGGCCCATGTCGTTGTATTCGTCGCGGGTGTTTCTGATTTCGATGCCGTCATGCCCCGCCGCTCGCGCCTCCTCGATATACTTTTCCGTGTCGCGCCACCGCGCCCCCTTCGCGTCCACACGCAACGGGTTTTTGAGCGATAGGAAGACGGACACCACATGCGGCTCCGCAGCTTGATAATCAAACGCTCGACGGTCGTCGGCGTAGGTTTCCGCTACCGCCTTTTGATCCGTGAAGAAAAACACGTCGCCACGCATGCGCGGCTGAAAGCCTTCTTTGAGAATGCCTCGAATGTCAGGCGACCCGTGAAATACTTCTTTGGGAGTGCCGTCAGCATTTACCACAACCGAGCCTTTAATAAACTCATCGACAGGTTTTAGGCTGAACGTAGCCCCAGCCCCGCCCCCCACCGGCTTCCCGTTCTCCGCGATGATCTTCACCAGGTTCTCGTCAAAGATTACAAAGTTCCGCGTGCCTTCACCTGTTCCACGGCTTCCGCCGTCAAGGTAGCGGATGCCGGGGATGCCGGCGGCGGCCATTGCTTTCGCTGCCGCCTCCGGCGTCTCTGCAACTTGATTTTGTTGAACCAGACGCGCCGCTGTCCAATCATCCAACGCCTCGCGCTTAGATCCATAGGTGTTTCCAGCATACTCCCAATATTCACCATCGTCTTTCGATATTGGTTCCGTTGTCACCGCTTCCGTAATACGCCCGCCCAACTTCGCCAGCGCCGCCTTCACCTTCTCACTCTGCGCACTCAGAGGCGCATCCCAGTCAAGGAACTCGTCGGCGTCTGGTAGGAGCTCGACGGTGTAAAGATTGCCGCCTGTATTAAGTGCTTCAAGCGCAGTTCGCAACCGCCCACTTAACCCATCCGTCACGTTGGCTTTACCATCCGCGCCTCGAACTACCCATTTTCCTGTTACCTCATCTCGCCCAAGCGTCAACTTATCGACACGCGCCGCCTTCGTTGCTTCAATCACAAGGTCCGCAACTTTATTTTGCGTCAGCGTGTTTCGATAGCCTTCCCCCACCGCCTTTGCCTCCGCAAAGTAGAGCCCCCACCCATAGGCTTGCGCCCCCTCGCCCGTGCCGATCTTCGACATGCTGAACTTGTCAACCTTGTGAGGCGTGCCGTGAAAGGCCGTGATGCTGAACGTGGTTTTGCTTCCTTCAGGTGAATATCCCCATTCGTGAATCGAATCGCCGTTGGTGAAAATCTCCTTCGCCTTCACCGTTTTCTTGAGGATGTCGTAACTGCCATTCAGCGCAGACTCCCCGTGATCGACGGCATAAGCCCGCGTGGTCGTCACCCAATCGCCGGGATTTATAGTCAACTTCCCAGCGCCCTTGATGGCCGCTTCCAACTCGCTCACCTGGTCGTTTAGATCCTCAACCACAAGCCCCTGCTTCTTGTCGTAATTCGTCTCACCCGCATACTTTTCCTCAAGTGCTGCGACCACCTTGTTGCCCATCGGGAAAAAACCAAACTTCGCCCGATACCCGAGGATGTTCGTCAATTCCTTCAGCTTGGCCTTCGCCTCGCCGGATTGCTTGGGCACCGCCCGGTAGATCGTCAAGGGAGCGTTTGGCCGCTCCTTCATCGACTGAATGATGCGCACCGCCTCATTGTCCCGAGCGTCACCAAAATGGCCATAGAACCGCGCCGCGTTTGGCGAGTAGATGTCATCCGGGTAGATGTTTGCCAGGTTATCCAGTGAAGACCCTTCTTCCGCCACCGGAGCCTTATGCAGCCCCCGGTAATCCTCGATGCTGAACGTCGTTGGCCCGACCAGCTTCGCGCCGTCCGGCATCTCCACCACGTTTGACGCATCGGCAGGGACTGCGCGGCCAAGGCTGAACGTCTGCCCGCCCGCCCCCTTCGGATACTGAGGTTCGCCCCGAGTGCTCCGCTCCATCGCGTCGAGCATGTCCGCCGGCGTCTCAAAATCGAATCCCTCATCCACCAGCGCCTCGCGCAGTTGATCCAAATCCATCGCATCCTTCCTAAACATCCGGAGCCGGTCCGCCGTGCTCATGTTTTCCGCGATGGCCTTCAACTCGCCCCGCAACGTCCCCTCCTTGGATGCAGCAAGCAGCCCACCCAGCCGCTTGACCACCCGCATCAGTTCATCCCCGGCGGTCTCGCCGCCCTCTTCTTTAGCCGCCGCCCGCTCGCCTGCCTGTTCCTGCCCAATATACCACGCCATTGCTCGATCCTGGGCATCCTCCACCGTCTCCGAGGTCCCCAGCACCCGGCCATCCGGCGCCGTCACGAGAAAGCCCCCGGCCTCCGTCTTCTCGATCTTGGGGAAATCGTCTTGCTTCATGGCATCGGCCAGCATCTCCGCATCGACATCGCTCGCCATCGGCACCTCGTTGACCGCGCCCCGCTCCTTCTCTGCCACCGTGCCCGTGCTTTCCTGAAGCAGACGCAGGAACTCCGGCGGAATCTCCCCGGCCCGCTCCATGTCCAGGAGCTTCTTCCCCAGTTCCAGCGCCTCCTTCACAAACTTGGCGAAGCGTTCGAGGAAGACCCTGAACGCAGACGGGAGCCTCACATCCCCCTCCTGTGCTTTGCCGGTGGCGTAGGCCACGGCGTATTTACTCACCCACTCAATCGCGCCGCGTTCATCCAAGACATCGGCCGCCCCCTCCACCTCCGCACGCCATGAGTTGATCGTGTCCGGCGTCAGTTCCTCCGTCGCCAGTTGGCGCTTCACAAAGTCCTCCACGCTTTCCTCGATGACGACAGTAGGCTGGGCCCCATCGGCGACCTTGATGGCCGTCTCCCACCGCTTCGCGCCTTCGTTCCAGCGGGTTTGACTGGATCCCGTGATCGTAAGCGTCCGCACATCCAGGCCGGCAGGAAGTGCCCCGCTTGCCACGTAGGAGGCATAAATCCGCTCCGCCTCTTCCAGACTGCCCACCTGTTTGACCAAGGAGGCACCCTTGCCCCGCTCAATCGTCAGTTCCCCGCTTTGATCCCGCTCCGCGTGCCTAGCCGTGATGTAATCGATCAACGAGGATACCGCCGCCTCCCGGCTCGCCCGCTCATCCTCCGCAATCGCCGCCATCTTCACCACAACCGCCACCCGATCCTCCCATGCCTTCGCCGCCTCCGGTGAGCTCACGTCCACCACCAGCACGCTCCCGTCGTCCTTCATGATAGCAGGCCGCCCATCCACCTCGCCCAAGGTAACACCGCCGTAGCTTGCCCCCTTCAGATTGATAAACTTCGCGGCCGCCACGCCCTTGTTATAGGCACTCAGCGCCTTCGCGTCGCCGTTCACGGCCCGCAGCAAGGTCTCCCCGTCCTTCATCTTTCGAATCTCCTCATCGGTAAAGGCCCGCCGCGCCTGCTTCGCGTCAAACTCGTTCAAGAGACCGCCCATCCGATTCGTCAGATACTCGCCCGCCTTCTTCGCCGCCCGGTTCTGATCGAACGCCAAGGCACCGCCAAATGTCGCGCCCATGATGGCGCCGCCGCCGGCCCCCGCCATGAACTCCCAGAAACGCCGCTTCGCCACACCCTCGTCAATGAAGGGGATGGCCCCGCGTTGCTCATCGTAGGCCGCCACCGCCACCACGTCGTCCCATTGGCCCTGTGCCACCTCCTCAAATCCTTCACCGGCCGCCGTCCTTGCAACGCTCCGCAGGTAGTCAGGAAGCCGGACACGCCCGCCGGTCTTCGCCGTGTTTTCTAGAGCCTTTTCAAGAACGCCGTCCAGCTTGATGACCTTTTCAAGCAAGGTCTGACCGCCCGTGTTCAACAGGTTCGTCCACACCGCCCCCGCCGGATCGTAATCCTCCCCCTCGTAATCCATCCGCGCCAACTCCACACCGGCAAAAGTTGCCCCACCTACCCCGAGCAGACCGACCACGCCCGTCGCCATGAGTGCCGAGGTGGCAGGCATCGACCCGACACCCTTTACAAATTGGCCATACCCCGAGGCCGCAAAGGCAGGATCCACGCCCCACCGTTCATCCGTCGCGTCCGCCAGTTCCTTCCAAAAAGTCGCCACCGACCGAAGCGTGCCGTCCGCCTCCGTCTTCTTCCACTCATCCAGCCGCGCCTTGTTGGCGTCATTGATCTTCGCCAGCGCCACGCCGTAGGCCGCCACCGCCGCCTTGCCGGTCTCGTCAAGGCCAGGATCAAAGCCAGAGAGGCGCCGCGCTTCATCCCGCGCCCGCTCCGCGTCAAAGGCACCCCGCGCCAGCCGATACGTCTCTTCGTCCGCCAGAGGGTCAACCAGGTCCGGCATCCGCTCACCAAGAGCGCCAGCCGCCGCCGAGAACATACCTTGCGGGACGTTCAAGGCAAACTCCTGGAATCCCGAGCCAAGCGCCCGGGGCGTTTGCCATCCCTGATACTTCACCTCATCACGCTCCCCCGCCGGTTCCTCCGCAGCCGCCTGCCCCTCCGCCTTGACCATCGGAGCCTCCGCCACTTGCAGCCCCATCCCTTGCGAGGCCGCCGCCTCCGTCGCCACGATGCGATCATAAGCCTGTGAAGGCGTCATTTCGCTCCCAAAGTAGTTCGCCGTCACCGATGGGAGCATGGCCTGAATCTCGCCCGCCCCGCGCCCCGTGCGTGCCGAGAGCCACCGCACCGTCAATGCCTCATCGATCTTCGCCTCCACAAACGCAGGATCCCCGACCGATTGCCCCATGGCGTTCAGCTCCTCCACCATTTCGGCGGGAAGGCCCGCTTTGCGTTGATCCCGGCCAGCGAAGAGAAGTGAGTCGTTCATCGGTTGTAAATTACCCCGTCAAGAATACGAAGAGAACCTTGATCGGCAATCCGCTTGATCATGCGTGCCTCCATTTCCAGCGCATCCAGCGGCGTCACCTTGTCCCCGTCGTAGAGTTCCGCCAGTTCACGCTCGATCCCCATGAGTGCGTCCGCCGTCCATCCCTGCCCAAGCTCACCAGATTGCAGAAGCGTCCCGTAAACCTTGGACCTCACTTGCGCCTCCGCCGGCGTGATCTTCCTACCCGAGCGCGTGACATAGGAGGTTGTCGTCGTCAGGCCGGGCCCGACGTAGGTTCTCGCCTCCTTTGTGGGCGCCGCCATGTAGTCCGCCCGGAAGTCGGTATCAAAGCCCTGAATCAGCTTCCGCATGAGCGCCGCCTTCGTCTCGGTGGCAATAGGCGCCTGGGCGATGCTATTCAACGCCGCCTCCCGTTCCTCCACGGTGGCGTCCTTGCCGGCCGTCGCATACTTCGCCACGTAGGCGTCCACAATCACGCGAGGATCCGCCCCCTTCTTCACTTCCTTCCCCTTCGCGTCTCGAATCGGCCGCGCCATGTCGAGCTCCACGATTGCCAACCCAGCCATCCGAGCCCGCAACTCCTTCGCCTGCCCCGGTGCAATGTCCCCGTTCTTCTCGCGCTCCGCAATCTCCCGAGGCGTGAGCTCGTCCGCCCGCGCCTTCAGCCGCTCGAACTCGTCAAACTGCGCTCGATCCCGCGCCTGCTGCGCCTTTGCCTCCGCCGCCGCCTCCTTTGCCATGCCTTCCTCGCGCTTCGCCACCGCGCCAAACATCGCCAGCTTCATCTTGTCCGCAAACTCACGGGTCATCTCCCCGCGCTCAATGGCCCCCTGTGCCGCCGCGTCCCCCGCCTCCACCCCGCCCAACTCGTAGGCATCCAGCACCGGCGCCAGCGCCCGCACCTGCCCCCGCCCCGCCTGTTCCTTCTGTGACCTGATCCTTTGAATGATGTCGTTTCGGGCATTGATCCCGAGCCCACCGACCCGCTTGCCCGTCTCGTCCTCGACCCAGCCGTTCAGGAACTCGCCCTTTGCGTTCTGCTGGGTGTAAAAATTCTCCATCGCCGCCAGTTCCTCGACTTGAGAGGCAACCGGCGTTTGCTCGACGTCCGACAAGGTTCGATTGGCCTTTTCGTATTCCGCCCCGTTCGTGATTTCCGCCAGCATCTCCGTCCGTTGATCCTCAAACAGGGTCATGCCGTTGATGGACGCCACCGCCGCCTTCACGTTGCCGCTCGCCAGATGCTCCCGAGCATTCGCCGCCAGCCGGCCGTTGGCCTGCCTGATCATGGCCTTGTCCTGCATCGTCCGGAACCTCACGCCGGTCTCCGCCTGGTAGGACTTGGCAAGGAGGTTGTCTTGCTCCACCACCGCCGGCCCCCACTTCTGTTCCTTCACCCGCTTCGCCCGTCCTTGCTCATACCCCTTCCACGCCGATTTCCTGAACTCTTCCCAGGTCTCAGGCTTATCAGGGTTCGCCGTCGCATACCCCTCGACGCTCGCCGCCGTCTCCATGCGGATCGTCTCTTCCGAGGCGAGAAGGCCACGATTGACCTGTTCCTGCTTCTGCATGGCGAAGCGCCCAAGTGCCTGCCCTACGTCGGCCAGTGCGGCGCCCGCCTGCGTGACGGCTCGATTCGTCGCGTTATAGGCGCCAGCATCGCCCCGAGGAGCAAGGGCCGGAGCTTGAGGGACAGCAGAGAGGGGGACGGTGGGAATCGTAGGCATGACGGTTAAGCAATGGGAGCGATAAGAGTGCCGGAGGAATTGGTTGCGCCGATACTAGCCGCGTAGGTTCCGCCGACCGTGCCAGGTGATCCACGCCCAGCCTGCCCGGCCTGGAATCCCATGGACGCCGCCGCCGCCGTGCCTTGCAGAAGCGAAGCACCGGCACCGATGTAAGCGCCCCGCGCCTGATTTGCCCCGAGGGCCAAGTCGGCCGCCCCTTGCGCACGCAGGCCGGCCGCCGCCTGCCTTTGCTGACGGTCATAATCCAGCGTCTCCATTTCCAGATTCCCGGCCGTCTCCGCCAGCAGCTCCAAAGGCGTTCCCTCTTCCAGCACCCCGGCCTTCGCGTAGCGTGACCGCTGGGTGGCGATTAGCCGCTTATTTTCCCGCCGCTTGCGCCGGATGTTCTCCGCCGCATCCATCTCGGTTTGAATCGCCTGTTGCTCGGCGAGCTTCGCGTTGTATTTGCCCATCGCCTTTGCGGTTTGGGCTTGCTGAACCTGCCCGTAAACGGACACGCCCGTTCCGACGACTGTGACAGCGATTGCGGTGACGGCCCAGCTCATAGGTTTTCCTCCAAGAGTGATTTGATTTGCGGATCGGTGAGATGGTAAGAGGCAGCCCGGTCGATGATAGCCTCCGTGATGGCCTCAATGTCGGTCTCTGTTGTCGGGTGAATCGTCTGCCAAGTGCAGTCCTCCATGATAAAGAGCACCTTTCGAACGCCCGCCCCTGACCTAAAGGTAAAGGGAGCCACCAACTCCCGAACCGCGCCATTCATGAGCACCCGCGCCCGCCCGGTGAGCATGATATTCAGGTGCTCCGTCTTGTGCTTATGCCCCACCACGAACGTTCCCGCCGGCATGAATATCTCCCTCACGTAAACACCCGGCGCAAAATGGTTCGTCGTCGGACATTCGAGTGACGACATGGCCACCACCTCCCCGCCGCCTACCCTCGCCAACTTGGTTTCAATTTCAGTGCTCATCTCAGTCTCCGGTAATGGCATATTTTACCACGATGGCGAGAAGACACAGGGGAAGAGGCTGCGTCTGTTTAATCACCAGTCTCGAATCCAGTTCAAAAGCCCCGTCAAATTCGATTTCCTTGTCCCCGGTGAAAAGCGGAGGCGCCGCATCCATGTCGTCACTCGTGTCTCTAAAGGAGAGCGTCCGAAACGTCACTCCATCACCATAGGACAGGCCAAGCGATTGATTGAGCCTTACCACGAGCTCCCGAATCTGCTTCACCTGTCCCTGACTGACGCCGGCGTTCGGATCCGAGTCGATACGCATCGGCTCCACCACGGTCTCGTAGGGTAGCCCAATATGAACCACGCTCGCCGCAGCATCCAACGTGACGACACCAGTAGAAGAAACCACCTTGTCCGCCACCGGCGCACCATCGGCCAAAACTGCCACCGTCTTTCCCTTCAAGTGATCAAGTCCCGAAAAGGTAGTTGTCGCGCTCCCATCATAGGACAGGCCGGAATCCACGTAAAACGCATCCTCCAGGTTTTCCCACACCACCGGATTGAATCGCTCGATGTAGTTCTTCGCCACCCCGTTCACCGTCCGCTTGACCACACACCAGACCTCATCCGCGCCATCCCCATAAACCGTAACCACCGACTTGAAAAGGCCGTCCGTTACGTGCCGATGCCAACCTACCACGCTTTGATCCCGTTCGTAGGTCATCCCAACGAGCATCCCATCTCCCGTCACCGCCCACAGAATGCTCTGGTTCTGCTGTTGGTAGGCCATTTGAACGATGCCACCGGCCGTGATATGCTCGGCGAGCAAAGTCAGATCCGGCGCCACGTAGCCGTCCCGCTCGAACGAGTAAGTCATCTCCCTCACCTTCAGCCCCTGCCTCTGAGTAAACAAGACCACTTCATTGACGAGCCGGGCCTGGACCGCCTTTGATCCGTAATTCGATTGCCGGCGGACGCTCACGTTCGTCGCCGTAAGAGCCGAATCATTCCCTCCCTGCATCGACCACTCGCCCGAAGTCGTGCCAATCAGAAGGGCCTTTTGAGCCACTAGCCACTGAATCGCGTTCCGTTCCTGGGCGCCAATGGTGTAGGCGAAAGCATCCGTGTCAGATGTTCCAACGTCGAAGTTCTCATAATCGCCAGCCGCCGATCCCCAGACGGTTTGCGGTTGATGCGCGGTCCCGGCAAAACAGATCCGTTGCTCAAAAAGACTGACCGCAGTTGGATAACCTCGGTATTCCGACCAGGCCCCTTCCGCCCAGTAACGAGTAGCCGCAACCCCAAAAAGCCCCTTCGCCGTCAACACCGTCCCAGACACCACAGAGGACGACGTGAAGCCAGTGACCTCGACATATCCCCGGCCGTAGGGATCCACGATTTCGAGAATTGCCCGAGGTGAAGACGAGCTTGAGGAATAATTCGCCACGCGGATCCGGTAAATCGCATCACTCACCTCAATTCCCGTCGTGTCGTAATTTGAATCGCTCGCCGACTCGACCACCCGCACGAGCTCCCAGTTCGTGCCGCCATCATAAGAACGCTCAACATTCACCTCCGCGTCCCACGTTCCAGATGTCCGCAGGCGCCACTCGCCTACCACTCGAAGATTTGACGCAGAATTACCGTTCGAAGTGATGTTTTTCCGAATGTTTGTATCGGTCCTCAAATACGAGATTTGAAAGATGCTTCCCACCATATCGGCGACAAATGGCGTCCCGCCCGTAGCCGTGACCGTGATCGTCCCCGTCGTCCCGCTTGGCGTTAAAGTTATGTCAGTCGCATTTTCATCCAACAAGGCAGGCCGGGCAAAATCCACTTCTTCGCAAGTCCAGTTCGTATCCGCCACCCGGGACAGCTTGTAAACCGGATATAATGGATGAACCAAATACATCACATCATTGATTTGAGCGTATTTGACCCCGTAAAGATCGGGTATCTCCCATGGTGTCGTGATTTCGTAGGGATTCACCCCATCCATCACCGGCGCCCCATTCGAAAAGAAACGCATGTAGGCATTCCCAAGTTCGAGAACAAAAGTCGTCGTGGTTGAAAACTGAAATTCAATCAGTCGCACCGAATCCCCTGGGTTCGTGGGATACTTGGCTTCCGCCACAAACTGAAGCCCAGGCCGGCGCCTCGCCGCCCCGTAGGTCTCGATGATGGCGTTCTGAAGTTGCCGGCATCCGTTCGAATACTTGTCGAGGTCCACCCTCGCATCCAGCAAAGGCGAGAGCTCGCCGGCATTGAACGAAACCAGATTCTTTTGAGTGCGTCCGCGTGCCATGGCTTATCCGTTGGTCGAGGTGTAACGAGCGGACAGGAAGCGGGATTCTGCGCATGGATCAAAGCGCATCCGGCGCCGATTGTTCCCGTTTTTCGTCCGAGCCTTTGGCAGCGCCGAGCGAAGGAACTCTTCTTTAAGCGCCTGGGCCATGGCTTCGTCCTGACGCATCGGAACCGAAATCTTTGACGCAAGTAACACCACCACCGCATCGGTGAAAAGCGCATCCCACACCGTCGAATCCTCCACGTAGGCGATATAAGTCGCCTTCGCCTCTTCCGCATCGGTGAGAAGCACCTGCCCTTCCACTTCCCAATCATCCGAGGGTTCGCCGTGATAATCCACGCCGTTGAGCTCGACCAGTGAAATGAAATCCACCGGGAGCTGATACTGATACGCCCACTCAAAGGCCGGCGCCGTTGCCAGCTTACTGAACGCCACCCGCTTCTTCAGGCACCGCCAATCACCCAAAGACGCCACTTCTCGCACCGTCGCCTCGTAAGCATTTAAACATGCACGAGCACCCTTTGCATCGTCGTTAATGTCCATGATGCTCTGTGCGCCGATCCGGGCAAGAGCCTGATTGCAAATCTGAGTTTGAGAGAGGGCCATGAGTAGAGAGTGCCAGAGGTTAAAAGAGAAAAGCCCGCCAAGGCGTGATAAGCGCCAAGGCGGGCCGATGAACAGAACCCAACGCCACCGCCTTAGACGGTGGAAAGGAAGGGCAGCGAGAGCGTGATCTTTTTGCCCACCGTGATCGCCGAGGCGAACGTGAGGACGCCGGTGATCGTCTCGTTACCTTCCGCCACCGCCGCAGGACTTACGGCCTGGGCATTGGTCGAAGTGATGGCAGTGACGGCGGCCGAAGCAACAGCGATGGAAGTCGCGGAATAACGGTCATCGTCGCCAGCATCGCCGAGCTTGGTAATCGCACCAGTGCCACCAGTGCCGTCAGAGCTCACGCGACCGAGAGCAGGAACGGGAGTGACACCAGCCGGGAGGCGTCCGAAGTTGATCGTGTCGCCCGTAGTCTCAGTGCCATCCACCGTATAGGTGAAGGTGGCAACCATGAGGACGGGAGTGACGAGCGCAGCGGAAGCGCGACCACCGAAGCCGGTAGCCCCGGCCTGGGTCTGTTGATTGTAGATTGCTGAATTTTTAGTAGCCATGGGAAGAGTCTCCTAGGTGTTGATGTTGATGTTACTGTGACGAATTACGGGGACTCGTCGCAGTAGATGAGGACGACGCGCTCCTCTTCGAGGCGGGTGGCGCCGATCATCATCACGGTGCGAATCTGAACGGTTTCGTTCAGGTCGTCGCGGATGCTGATCTTGACGGACTTCTCCATGCCGACGCCAAGAGCGATGCCTTCCTTCTGGTAGGCAATGCAAGTGCGGACATCGGTGCCGGTGTCGAGGGTGAGGAGCTCGGTCATGACGAACTCGTAACCCATGAAGCGGTTGACGACGCCATCCACGAGGGACTTCACGTTATTGTAGTCCGAAGACTTGATTTCGACCACGTTGGCGAGGAGGTCTTGAAGCTGTTTGGCCGAGTGGACCAAGTAGCGACCTTCAGCGGGGACTTCTGCCTTGTCCTTGATATACTTGGCGCGGGTGAGCTTGCCAAGGGTGAGGCCGGAGTTGGCAGCAGACCCAGTGGTGACGTAATCGACGGCGACCTTTTGGCCGGCGCCGAGGTCAACGGCCGTTGTGCCATCCTCGCCGATGTAGGCAGTGCCTTCGAGCGCCGCAATAATCACCTCGTCACAGGTGCGCTTGGCAGCCATGGCGTGAGATTGAACGTGCTCAGACTCAGGAGTTGGGAGCTCGCCGAGGCCAACCTTGTCGAACTGGTCGATGTAGGTGACTTCGTCGTAACCCTTCGGACGCAACCAGCGTTTCGCCATGGGCGTGTCGGAAGCGACGGTTTTGCCGTTGCGGGTGGTGATCAGGCGCATCTTGGATTTACCAAGCTGCGAGAAAGTGCGCTCCTTACCTTTGACGGTAACGCGGCGGACTTTGTTTTCGAGGCGGGATTCTTTCTGCTGAACCAGGTGTTCCCAGTTGTCAGCGAAGTCTGTCTGATAATGTTCAGGAAGTTGCGTGAGCATTTGAGGAGGCCGGACGTATCCGGCGGATTGATGTTTCGAACCACGTTACGGACGTGAGCCGGTCATCGCGTTCGGGTGTCCCGCCAGGGGCCATACGCTTCGGACATTGCCGAGGCCGCAAGGCCCGCCTTCGCGGGGTGTCTTCGTGCTCTCTGTTCCCTGAGATGCGCCCTTGTTTCCACTAAGTCAACAAAAAGCCCTCCCCGGCCAAGGGGAGGGCCACGCCATATGCCAAAACCTAACGGCTTACTTCTTGCCGCCCGCCTTCTGCTTGTCGAGCCAAGCCTGATTAAATCTGGACCGGGCCGTGACCGCTTCCCCGTGCTGGGGATGACCGGAATCGTGGTAGGCCTTGTGCAGCGGATTCGAGGGATTGTTGAGGATGTCGAGCGCCTTTGACCGATCATCCATGCCCGCGTTTGCCGAGCTCTCACCCTGAACAAGACGATCCTCCGACACCATGCCGGCAAACTTCGCCACCATTTGAACCACCTTCGCATTTGCGAAGATCGGGTCCGTTGGATCCATGCCGAGGGTCTTCGCTCCTCGAACGGCAAGGTCCACGTTCTTCGCGTAGGCATCGCCCCATGCTTCCTTCAGCGCCTTTGCCTCCGCCACCGAATTTGCCGCCTGCCCGGCCTGAACCTTGCCAATCATTTCGCCGGCATGCTTCGCATCGAAGTCCATGAGCTCCTTCGCCGCCTCCGGGGAGATTTGATGTTTGTGAAGAATACCCGCCACCCCATCGGCGTAGGCCTGCGACCATTGAGCCTCCGGGATCGAATCAGGACGTTTGAACCCATACCCCTCCGGCTTCTCCGGCACGTTGTTAAGTTGGGCCATAAGTTTCGAGCGTTCCGCCTTTGCCTCCGGGCTAGCATCGGCAGGAAGAGGCGCCAAGGCCTTCTTGCCCGCCAAACTCGCCACGTTGGCAAAGCCACCAAGCAACGCCTCTACGGTCTGATACTTGGCAAAGGTGTCCTTGTGCGCCTTCAGGTGAGCCGGGAGTGCGTCAAACTTGGCAGGGTTTACCTTCCCCGCCGAGTCGTAGAGCCCGACAAACCACGCTTCCCCGCCCGCAGCCTGCTGTTGGCCTGACGCAGCGCCAGAAGCGCCAGTTCCCGCTCCGCCCGCTCCCGCTTGTCCTGCGCCAGCCGCGCCAGCTCCGCCACCGTCACCAGACGATCCGGCAAGAAGGGAACCGCCGGCACTACCGGCCGCCGCACTACCCGCTCCACCGCCGGCGCCCGCAGCGCCAGAAGCGCCACCACCGCCATCGCCACCACCACCAGAGCCGCCATCGCCTGCTTGTTCATAAAGTCGAAAGTTTAAAGTTTTCATTGGATTCTGTTCGTTCTGTTGAGGGTTTAGTCGTTGGCCTGATCCAAGGACTCGTCATATCCCGAGTCTTCACCGCCAAGGGTGGACTCGTTGGCTTCGAGCTTCTCCGTCAGGTGAGTCTTGCGCTCGGCAATGACAGCTTCGACCTCGTAGGCCTCCGTCACCAGAAGGCCGGTCTTCGGGTCGATGACTTTCCGGTATTTTGTGACCGTGCCAGGTCCCTTGATGCCGTAGCG